GAGGGTCCACCCGCTCCCGACGAGCTCGGCGGCGAGATCCTCCTGTCCGGCGAGCTTGCAGGTCGCCCGGATGTCGGTCGCGCGGGTCTCGGCCGCGGCGCGCGTCGCCGTCTCGGCTGCGATGCGCGCCTGCGCATCCTCAGCCGTCGGCTTATCGGCGAGGAGTGCCTGCGCGAAGGCCAGGTCGAGACCAGCGTCGGCCGCCAGGCGCACCACTTCGGCTGCGTTGAGACCGGCGGGGACAGCGGGGACCGGCGCGTCCTCGATGCGGAGCAGCGCCTTTACGCGATCGGCGAATTTCGCGGGAATCTTCAGCTTCGCCGCGCCCTTCGGGTCGATCGAGGCCGCGGCCTTCAGGCCCGCGACGACCTGGTCGGCGAAGCCGTAGTCGACGGCCTCCTGGCCACTCATCCAGGTTTCGTCCGCCATAAGACCGGCGACGGCCTCGGCGGAGAGCGGCGTGTGCCACTGGTAGGTCGGGATGATGTTGGTATCGCGGAACTTGTCGAGGACGTCGGCCGTCTTCCGCATCTCCTTCGCGTTGCCGGCCGCGATCGTCCAGGCGTCGTGGATCATGAGGATGCCGTTGTCGGCGATCCTCACCGGCGAGCCGGCCATCACGATCAGCGAGGCCGCGCTCGCGGCCATGCCGTCCACGATCGTCTCGACCACCCGGCCCTTCGTGGCCCGCTGGTCGCGGAGCGCGTTCGCGATGTTCACTGCGCCGAAGACGTCGCCGCCAGGCGAGTTGACGTGGACCTGCAGCGTCTTCACGGAGTCGGGGAGCTTCGCCAGCTCCTGGATGAAGGCCTTCGCCGTGACCGTGACGCTCTCGTCGTAGACCTCGTTCATCATCTGGTCGTACCAGTCGCCGACGAAGTCGATGATGTGGATCTCGGCGACGGTGGGGTCCTCGGCCTGCAACTTCACCTGGAACCATTCGCGCATCGTCATGCTCCTGCCGGAGGCGGAGCCGGCGCCGCCGCGGTGGCGCCCGTGCCCGACTCGTAGTGAAGGCCGAGCCCTTCGGCCCTGCGGTTGTCGTCCGCCTGCTCGGCGTCGATCGCCTCGGCGTCGTAGCCCTGGTCGCTGACCGCGGCGGAACGCGTGGTGAGCCCCGCCTTGATCGCGTCCTGCGTGGCTTTGACGTCCTGCACCGGGTGCGTGTAGGCCCAGCCCTGGGGCCGCCACTCGACGGCCGCCCAAGGCCGTGGGTCACTCGCGTAGGCGGCCGGGATGGGAAGCAGCGAATTCATGAAGACCTGGTCGATCCAGGCCTTCCACACGGCGCGGCAGAGAAGGTGCGCAACGATCTGGTACTGACGCGCCTGGATTCCGCGACGGAACTCCTGGAGCACGACACGCATCGAGCGGTCGTTGAGGCCGCTCATGTCGCCGGTCAGCACTTCGTAGGGCACGGAGACCGCCGACGCCACGTTGCGCAGCAACGTCGACATGAAGGCCGGGCCGAAGGGATCGGCGCTCGGGGGGTCGTTGAACTCGATCTTCTCGCCGGGCCCGAGCTCCTGCATGATGCCCGGCTCGAGGCTGACGATCGGGCGACCCTCGGCGCTTGTCGCATCCGCGGCGAGTCCGGAGAGCACGTTCGCGTCCCCGGTGTCCGTCGAGGGCCGCGAAACGAAGCCCGCGAAGAGGTTGGCGATCTGGCTCCGGAGAAGGGTCGCGTCCAGGAACTTGTCGAGCTCGCGGAGGATGATCAGCGCGGGTGTCAGGTGCGGGACGCCCCGGATCTGACCGGGCCGGAGCTCCTCATAGAGGTGGATGACGGTGGAGGCGTCGACTCGCCTGATGTCGCTGGGGTCGAAGTCCTGGATGTCTCCGGGCCGGCTGGCGTAGAAGTAGTAGGCGACCCGCTTGCCGATCGGCGAGAACTCGATGCCGGCGCGGATCCTGTTGCTGTCCCGCTGGCTGTCGAAGGTGTGCGGGCACATCTCGGGCTCGATGACCTCGAGCTGGAGTGGCACCGTGAGACCGTCGGAGTCGAGACGCTTCCGCAGCCGAATGAAGACCTCGCCGGCCTCGAGCCAGCACCGCACCGCCTGCGATTGCTGCCCGTAGAACTCCTGCTGGCCGGACGTTGCGCTCTCGTCGGTCCACTGGAGCCAGAGCGCCTGGATGTCGCGGCGGAACTGCGGGTCCGTCGCCTTCGAAAGCGGGACGACGCCTGTCCCGACCATGTTGAAGACGAGCTTGTCGACGATGCCCTTCGCCCAGCCGCCGGTCCGAACGGACTGGCGGGAGCGATCGCGGATCGTCGTGAGCGTCGAGAGCAGCTCCCGATTGGGAGACGTCGTCGGCGCCCGCCAGCCGAGGGTCCTGCGGGTCTGCGCCCCAGCCTCGTAGATCGAGGCCCTCACCCGCGGCACTGAGACCCCGGAGATGCGTTGCGAGCCGAGCGGGAGACGAAGCTGCGCGGCCGTCGCCACTACCCGAGACCCTTCGAGGCAACGATGAGTGTCTGTCGGGAGCGGCTCTGGATGGTCCGCAGCTGAGCGGCGAGGTGGTCACGTGCCGCGATCGCCTCGGCCGTCGACCGCCTGGTCTCCGAGCGATCCGCGAAACCGATCTGACGGACAGGGCTCACGAGCTCCGCGTCTATCGCGTCGATCTGCGCCTGCAACTGTTCCGCGGTGAGCGCCATCGGAGCGTAGGGTACCCGCCACTTTTCGGAGGGCTCAGGTCAGCGGCCACGGTGAGAGGCCACGGTGAGAGGCCACGGTGAAAAGGGCTTGACAGCGTTTCGGGCGGTGTCCCCCTCAGCGCCCCAGGTAGCCGGAGCGGGCGATCCTGGGGGCGACACGGCGCGGGGCGACCGGAGGCTGCGAAGACACCCGCTCGAGAGGAGCCGACTCGACCAGGACGGGGGCGCCCATGGCCACGTGCGGCGCCTCGCGAGCGACAGCCGTGGCCACGAGCCCCCGAGCACGCTCGAGCTCGACCACGACGGCCCCAGGCACCCAGAGGACGAGCCTGGGATGCGACCCCTCGCGTGCCAGGTGGCAGCGCATTCGGTACGGAGCGAGCAGCCGCCGGGCTGTCCGCGGCCGGAGGTGGAGGACCGCGGCGATCTCGCGCAGGGTGTACCAGAGCTTCATCGGCCGAGGTATCCACTCCGCGAGACACGGCGATCCGCCGCCGGGCGCGGCTGCTCCGCTGGCGGCCCGGAAGCACCCCCGCCCGGCGGAGGCGTCACAGGCGTCCCCATCGCCGCCAGCGCCGCCGCCATGTCCCGGATGTTGGGGTTCAGTAGCCGCACCGCGGCGAGGGCGAGGACGGCGGTGTCCAGCGCCTCGTTGCGCTGGCGATCCTGAACCCACACGGCGTGGGTCGCGACCTTGCTCTTGTTGTACCGGGTCTCCCGGTGCTCGGCGCACAGCTGCGCGAAGTACTCCTCGTCGACGCTCTCCGGGAAATGCATGTAGCCGGGCCCAGGGGCGGCCAGGGTGAGAGCGGCGAGCACCTCGGCCTTCGCATCATCCACGTTCACCGTGTACAGCCTCACGGGGCGCGCGCGGCGTCCATAGCTCTTCTCGTGCGCCTTGCTGACGATCGGCTCCCCGGAGCGTCCCGCGACGCCCTTTGTCGCGTAGATCCGGAGGTGCTGATGGGCGAGGACAAAGTCATAGACCTCCTCCGTCGCGTAACCGGAGTCGATACATGCCGCCTTGATCGGGAGCATGTGGCCGGAGGCGTGCCGGTAGCGGGCGTTCAGTGCCTCGAGCAGCGCGGCCTGAGTCTCGGTCCGGCGCGGGTCGCCCGGCACCGCTCGCCAGTCCACGACCCACCGCTCTCCGGCAAGCCCCCATGCGATCACCTGGAGCTCGAATCGGTCCACCTGGACGTCCACCCCGGCCGTCAGGCAGGGTGCGGGCCCCGGGACGTCCGCGTCCCCATAGGACTCCTTCCGCTTCAGGAGGGTGTAGGGCTCGGTCCGGGCCGTCCGGTCCTCCCAGGCCTCCCCGAGGCACGTGTTGATGAAGCCCTGCAGCGCCTGCTTGTCCTTCCGGGCGGCCAGCCACTTCGAGACCAGCAGGGACAGGGTGACGCCGCCCAGCGTCGAGATCATGGCCGGCAGATGGAAGCCGACGAGGCCGAGCTTCTGCGGCTTGGCCGTGGGCCGCCAGCGCCCAGCCAGGACCATCCGGCGCCGGTCGGCCTCCGTGAGCTGCGCCCCGCAGCCGCCATGGTCCGGGGCCGGGCACTCGAGACGCGCCGTCTCGGCGTCCTCTCCGTACCCAATGCGGAAGTGCTCGGGCGAGCCCCAGGTGATCCAGTCCTCGCGGGCGCAGCGGGGGCAGGTCAGCACGAAACGCCGCTGGTCGGACTGGTTGTACAGGCTGTCGATCCGGCCATCCTTGAGGGTCGGCGTCGAGACGTAGACGAGCAGTCCATCGTGGAAGCTCGCCGTCCGCGGGCCGAGGAGCGCCGCAGGATCACCCTCCTCGCCCACGGTGACAGCGAAGCGGTCGAAGTCGTCGGCGATCACCAGGCGCGCCGCCCGTCGAGCGTAGGTGTTCGGGGAGTTCGAGGCCCCGGCGAACAGCTGCCCGCCCGGGAACACCTTGTGCTTGATCGTGGACCCGGACTGATGGGATCCCCGCGGCGGCCTCCGGTCCCTGACCCTGTCGGCCAGGGCCGGCGTGGACCTCACCAGGTCGTCGAACCTCTCCTTGCTCCATTCCTCAACCGCCTGGTCGATCGGGTGGACGACGAGGATCGCGCAGGGGTCATGCTCGATATGGAAGCCGATTACGTTCTCGATCGCGCTTGAACCGCCGGACTGTGCGGCCTTCACCACCGCGACCTCGCGGACGGCCCGGTTCCCGTCGTCCCGGGAGCACCGGCAGACGTTCATGATCTCGACGAGGTAGGGCGCTACCTCGTTCCGCCACGGTGCGCCCTTCGCCGCCGAGGCCTCCGGGAGCTTCCGGTGCAGCTGCGCCCACTCCGCGATACTGAGCCGCGGCGGCGGCGCCCAGCGCAGGGCGCCCTCGTCGAACAGGACTTGCGCTTCGGCAATGGCGGCCTCAGGCGGCACTTTGCCCCACCTCGGACCACGTCAGCTTCGAGAGGCCGGAGAGCATGTCCTCGACGAGCTCGCGGATCAGCCCCTCATGCTCCGGAGGAAGCCCCCGCTGGACAGCCTCGCTCGGCATCCGTAGGGCCGCCGCCCGGACGCTGGCTTGCCGCTGGCTGTCCAGGAGACGGACGGCATCCCGCGGGACGAGGACCCCCCGCAGCTGCTTGATCTTCAGGTTCGCGAGGTGCCGCTGCGCCCGCGCCAACCGCGCCCGCTCCGACTGGAGATCGAGGGTCGGCGCCTGCTTCGCCCGCCTCTCGTCCCGCCATCGCCGGATGGCCTCGACGTCGTACTTGGCGGCGCCCCGCTTCCCCGCCTTCGGCCGCGGCGCGCCCTTCGCCAGCATCCGGTCAAGGACGCGGGGACCGGAAAGGCCGAGCGCCACGACGGCCTCGGCCCGCGTAGCCAGCTTCTGGGCGCCCACCTTTCCGGCAACCCCACCCCTGGGGGTGCTTTGCGGCCTAGGCATGGCCTGCGCCGTTTTTACCAGATCGGA